ACGGACATGATCCATCATCTCATGGAGCTTCTTTGCCCCAGCTTCCGTAGAGCCATTGCCTAGATGCGACACCACATCGGCAGGGACAACGAACTCTCCGTCTGCAAGGCGCGCAGGTTGACGATTATTGATCGTAGCGGGGATGTTATCACTCATACCATCACCGGGACCACTAAGTAGTCTAGGATTTCCACCCGCAGCATAGCCGCCAAGATCATAGCCCGGCACCGCACCCCCTGCCGCAAAAGGCATAAACATATCAAGTGGCCCGTTTTGCCCGCCCATACCGTAATTCATATCACTCTGCGCAGCGTTATATCCGCCATTATTAAGCGGTGTAGAACTACCAAACTGATTTCTTCCTCCGCCTTGAAGCCCAAACCCGCCTTGAGAGCCGCCCATCATTCCACCAAACATTTGCCCAAGTCCGCCTAGTATTCCACCTAGACCACCGCCACCGCCACCACCGTTATATCCGCCGCCACCCATGCGACCACCATCAAAGCCACCACCGCCTCCACCGAAGCCGCCGCCAAAGCCATCATATTTACCACCGCCACCGCCACCGCCACCGCCGCCAATATTTACGGGGATGTGCAGGTCAATATTGCCGTTGCCGGTTACTCCACCTTCGTCATAGCGCTGCGCTTGCATAATTCCGCCTTGCGCTGAGCCAGCAACAGGTTTGAAGTTCAACGTACCCATACGGGTAGGTTCTTTAAATTTAGCTTTAGTATTTACGTAACTACGGCTATCAAGCTTAGACTGACGCACCATCGCCGCAGTTAGCGGGTCTAAGTACATAGTATCTGGGTCCGTGTCGTGATAGATACCCACATCAGGATGACTTACACCTCCTTCAGCATAACTAGTAATACCACCACTAGCATACTGGCGAGGGGTATATCTATAATCTTCTGGGTTAGCTTGTGAACCTTTAAAGTTGGAAGATAATTTATATTTACTTAGTGGCCCGTCATAAGGTTTTTCCACATAAGGTTCTGGTTTATTTAACGCTGTATAAGCCGTATACCCAAGCATTGAGGACTTAATAGGATTTTTATCTACCCACTCCATTGCTTTATCAAAACCACGCATAAGCGGACTATCTCCCCCACCACTTACCTGACCATATGACCCAGTAGCAGCGTCATACGGTGCATACCCTTGCGGCACTACAGGCGCTTGCGCACCCGGCACATTAGCAGGCATCTCAGTAGTAAACCCCGAACCTGTACCCGAAGGATTAGCAAATTGTTGTAGCCCTGTTGGATTATTGGGGTTACCTACCGCATTAGATAAACTAGATGTATCAAACGGCCCGCCCGGCTGAGTACCTAAACTTTCCGACACTTGTTGCGGAATCGTGCTTTCTAATGATGCTAGATGCGTTGACTCAGGACCAAACATGCTAGTCTCAGGCGCAAATTTAGCAGCGCTTTGCAACAACTCAGGGTTAGCAGCTTGCATAATCCCAGAAGATGCGGCTTGGGCGGCTTGGGCGGCTTGGGCGGCTTCGGCAGCTTGAGCGGCAGCGGTGGCAGTTTCAGCAGCGGTAGCGGCGGCAGTAGCTCCTTCAGTTGCAGCAAACATTTCTGGTGCAGCGGCTGCGAAAAGCGTTAAAAAATCATCAATACCAAACATAGACTACCTCTTTATGTTTTTACTTTAAGTACATTGCTAGCAGAGGTATCATAGTAGATATCTCCTACCCGTAAATTAGCTAAATCTGCCTGCGTTGGAAGGCTAGGTGTAGATGTACCCCTAGTGGGGAAAAAGCTCAGGCCTGCCACAATATCTGTTCCGTTTCGCTGCGTACTAGCCACCATCGGCCCAGCGTTATCTAGCTGGTTAAAGTACAAACGCAAAATGTTTGTTATTTGGTTTATCAGCGCAGGGTCGTACTCATTGCCTATTGCAGCGGGTAATTTGGGGGCCGTTACATTTTTTTGTGCCATTACCTACGCCCATCCGGTCTGATGTCAATACGAGGAGCGCCAAGCTGCCACTGTGTACCCACGGTATTGGAAGTAATTTGCATCTGCATTTGACGCCCACGTAATCGTATAAAAATTTCCCCTGTGTACTCATCTACATTAATAACAGAAGGAGCAGGGCCATTGTATGTAACCCCCGCACTACCTGATTGCGTGATGCCAGAGCCTGAACTATTCAGACCTTGTAAGTACATAGTAACGGCTGGCGTTGTACCGGAAGTTGAACCTCGGAATGTCAGGTCAGGCAACATTCTCCAAACAAACGCAAAGTTGTGCCCATCTCCAATATCGTACTGGGAAGATGTAATAGACGCAGCAATAGCTGTTGCGGGGAAAGAAGTGCCGTCATCTACCCCATTCTCATGTTCAACAATGTTGTAGCTGTAAGTAGCCGCAATCGGGTAATTGCGTAGGCCGGTATCTAACCAAGCGGTGCGCCCCATTGTGCCGTACTGCCAAATATCTTCTGTGTAATTGTAGATAACATATCTATCAACAGTTGTACTGCTTGACGAACAGTAAAACCACCAGACTTCATTAAAGCCTTCATTGGTACTACCAAATACTTGTTCAGATTGCGTTAAATTTATATCGCTATAAATGTATTGGCGTAAGTCACAACGCAGGGTCTGGACACGACCATCGTACTTATAGAACTTATCCACGCCCATCCAGTAGCTAACACCAGAAGCCATAGCCGCAGCGTTGGGGCCAATTATGGACACGTTGTCTGCAAGAATCTGTGAACTCCAGACATACGGCGGGCCAAGGTACTGCAAGGAATACAAGGAGGAATCTGTCCACACCAAAATCTCTTGGCGGCTTTGCAGGGTAGTAACAATTTCAGAGCCGTGCGACAGACGCACGCTACCAGCTTGATTGGTAATTGACGGATACCATGTGGTCAAAGACTCCTGATCTGACCAGCGAATAAGCATGGGGTCAAGCGTAGTGCTACCGTAATCGTTTGTACCAAACACAAGCAGGAACCGGCTGGCATCAGACACAGTAAACGTGTTTTGATAGAGCGGGCAGTAGCCATCAGACCCCGCAAGGCTAGACAACAGAACCCCACGGGGAGAAATGGACTGCGCACCTGAACCAGCAGAGGAGGTGTTAATCAGCGCCCCAGTTGGGGTAAGGGACAAATTAAATGAACTAGAAGATATATACCTTACGTAGTAGGTAGTTCCCGGCAACAAACCTGTAGGTAGCGCCCCAGTTGTAGCCAGCGTGATAGGTGTTAAATCTGCAAGGCCCAAGCTACATGAAACAACGCATGGAGTAGCGTTAGAAATTGAAACTGTTGTAGCCTGATACCCAACAGTAGCATCCCAGTAGTACAAAGGAAACCCACGGGGGCCGTAAACTAAATTTTGCCCCCAGTTCACTTGGTTCCAAATACGTGTACCCGCATTAGCAGGGGCAACTGTTACGCCATACCCCCATGTGCCAACAGTAGAAGGCGGTGAAACTGTAGGAGGAGTTCCCCATGCGCCTGCACCCCAACCATCAGAAGGTGTGTACGTAGGGGAGCCAACCGTAACTTGATAGACAGCGTAGACCGTGCCACCGCCGGTAGTGGAAGAAGATGCAGTCCCTAAAACACTAATTGAATACGTAGAAGAAGATAAAAAAGTGAGTTGATACTCACCTAATACCGTAACGCCACCTACGGCAGTCCCACCATAAAAGGTAACGTAATCGTTGTTTGCAAACCCCGGCGTTGCCGTTACTGTTACCGTCGTGTACCCACCAGAATTGGTTGCTGTGTTTGTGGCAAACGGGCTAGTCAGCGTGTTCTCTGTGCGGATAGGTGTAATGTCGTAGTACGCACCGCCGTTCTCGACGTAGAACTTTACCGAAGTACCGATACCCAACAGATTCTGCCCAGCTAAAGTTACCCAGTTCCAAAGGGAGCGGCATATACCTAAAAACGTATTGGCAGAAATACGTTGCCAACCACCTATCTTCTCGGGCGTACCTTGACGAAACCGCACCTTGTCGGACTCATACCAACCGCCTTCATTGGTATACCGAGTGTTTTCCCGGTTAACCCCCGGCTTGAGTTGGAGCTTTTGTAGAGGCATCGGTCATCCAATTTTTATGCAAGCATTGAAGAAGCTGCCGTCTGTACGTGAGCGACCCGATTTAACCAGCCTTTCAGAAATTTCTGCTGGGTAGGGTTTTTCTCGGCTAAGCTATTGTAGAACGCTTCTTTCTGCTGAGCAAATTTTTGCAGGATATCTATTGGGGCAGTTTTGGCTACCAAAGCCATTGTGGCGGGACCAATAGCGCCATCAGGCGTAGCCCCCACGGATTGTTGAAGGAACTTGGCAGCGCGTCCGGGGCCAGCGTTTACAGCAAAATCAAATACAGCATAGTCCACCCCTTGTGGTAGGTCGTCACCACGCACCTTGTCCCAGCACATCTTTTTGTAAAACGGCTTTACGTCAGAGCGGGTCAAGGCTTTCATTTCGCCCGGCTTAATTGGTCTACCTAAATACTCACTCCAAGCGCCAATCGTTACGCCAAGGTTGGTTTCCCCGCCAGCGTCATCTTTATCCCAAGCGTATCCGCCCTCGGATTGCATAACTCGGTCAAAAGACATATCAAAGTTGATGTTCATTTTGCAGCCACTCCTTGTATCTTTTCAGCAGTGCGCATACCGCCCAAGCCCAGCATACCCAGCAGTAGTGGCATCATGGTTCCGGTGTCCATAGTGGGGAACTTGACGGGATGACCTGCCAGCGCAGAACCCCACTCAGCCAGTGGGCCAATGACGAACTGCACAGCAAACCCAGCGCCACATATCCATCCAATAGCTGGACGCCAGCCGGAGACAAAGATACTGGAGCTTGCAGCTTCTATCTTGTTAATGTCCATTTGCCCAGCAATCTGGGTTAATTCACCAGACTGTTGGAGTTTCATTAACTCTAGCTTGGCACTAGCCGCTTGCGCAGGATCAGGGAAAACCCTATCTAGGACTTTGCCGCCAATGTCAAGCAGCGCGGATACAGGATCAAGGGCCATTTGGCTTCTCCTCTTCAATGTGTGAGCCTACTTTGAGGCCAGAAAGCCAGCCAATCAGTCCACCGATGATGGTCTGAAACGCTGGGCCAATAACTTCAAAAATTTTGGTGTTGTCTACTTCTTTGACAAACAGGCCATGGATTAGCGCCCAGATCAAGGACATCACAACGGCGCACAGGGTGGCGGTAACCATGTAGGTCACTACGTTTACCAACTTATCTTTATCGTTCATCTTGCCTTCTCCATTACTTTGGCCCGCAGTGCGGGGCTATCTGATGTGCCTGCCCACTCCGGTAGGGCGTTCCAAATAGTAGTGTAATCGTCTATGCTGCACTTCGACTTATCTAGCCACGCCAGCATGGCCTTGTGGCGCTCCGCTGGGTCGTGCATTGTCCAACCAATAACGTATAGCTCTTGTATTGCACAGCTTGGCTGCGGTTTGGGCGGCGGCTTTGGTAAGGGCGGAGGGGGTTCCGTGGACAGTATGAGCCTGTCCCCTGCCAAGGCCACTGACATCAGCAACACAAAAATGAATAGGCCGCGCATACATGGGTTATGCCTTACTTAGCTCAGCTTTTTCTCTAACGAGGTCTTTAACTAAAGTTTCCTTGGCTATTTCATAGCGCTCTTTAATAGTAGCTGGGATGTATGTTTTTGCCCTTGCTAGTACTTTTTTACGTTGAGCCAATGTTTCTTCAAAATCGTCGTCGCACTGCATCCACGTGTGTTCTCGCCACTTATAACTTTGCGCAGATTTAGGGGGTGTGTCTTCAATTTCCTTTAGCTGCTTTACATTTATGCAGACGCCGTTGTTATGTTTAACGCAAGCAGAGCAGACTACATCATGGGGGCGCATATCAAAAGCCCACTTGCCTTCCCTTTTACGGATGCCGTGGAACCACAGTGTCCATGTGTTTGGCGTTACCTGCGTAAACCGATGGCTTGCTTCCCAATCCCTGAAGACTACCGCAGGCGCGTTTATCTCTTTGGTTACGCCACTGTAGTTTTCTTCTTCAACGTAGCCGCCTTTAATAACTATGCTAACCGTGTTCCAAGGGTGTGTATGAGAAACCTCGTTGTCAACCCACTGTTTGTTTTCTGCGCCAACAAAATGATGTACAAATAAGTTAGGTAAATACTTATCTTTCCATGTTTTTGCCATTTTGTTTTCCGTGAAGAAAACATAGTACCTGTAGGACAAGACATCGCCGTACACATCCACAAACGCATACTTCCTGCCCAGTTTGCGCATCACATAGTCAAACGTCTTGTACAACATTACTTTACCCTTGAAAAGATAATTAATGAAGAGTCTGTGTTTGCTGTAATAACTTTGTCCTGAGAAACTATTTCAACAGGCAGCGGTGCAGCGCCAAGATCAGTTTCTCCTGAAGCAATCAAAATTAACTGGCCCACAGAGGTTGCGTAAGTCTGCCCGGCTGAAAGCAATACGAACTCTAAGTCAGGTGCGCTGCCGCCATTTAACAAATAATCCAAGCACCAAAACTCCGTATCACCAACTGCTTTAAGGGTGTAAGTCCCCCGTTTGTAAACGTGCCCTGCAAAGGTGATTTTGTTGAAGAAGAGCCCGCGCTGCTGAATAAAGAAGGCATCATCAAAGTCTGATGGATAGCTGGTTATAACCCGCGCCCCTTTAGTCCAAAACGCCCAGTTTGCAGCGATGTCCATAGGGGTATCTCTAATCCAAGTACCCGTCATTTCTTCCCCGTCAGCAAGGACATTGCGGTGGATATTCCACCCAAAAACGATGTACTTGGTCGTTATCATGCTGTGATCTGCCCAAGGACAACCCCTTGTCCTACAGGTGTAGCAGCCCGCGCAGGGGGCGCTTGCACTAGGGCGTTAATCTGGTCAAACCCAGTAGCCGCAGCAACCGCTGTTTTGCGCTCTAAAAGCCATACAGGAGCGCGGGTTTGTATCTCAGCCTCAAGCGCATCGCCTGTTAAAAACGCACCATCAACTACAGGTACGTCAATTGCATAGGTAGCAATATCAGTTCCAGCGTTGCTGTACGTTACTTGAATTTGACCGATAGTTGCATCGGCAGAAATAATACGATAGTCCATTACGATTGACCTCCATAAATTACACCACCACCAAAACCACCACCACCATTAACATATGTTTTACCCGATAAAGCAGCGCCAGCAGCGCCGCCTGAACCCCCTGAATAACCAACATTTCCTGCGCCGCCTGCTACCCCCGCACTCCCCAAGCCGCCGCCATTACCACCACTGCTTGAACCATCATAGCCACCGCTGCCGCCGGTACCAAAAGCAGTGTAATTACCCGCAGTTCCATTAGCGCCACCGTATGTAACATAATTAGTCCCACCAACACCGCCAGCACCGCCCTGAAGCCCTCGACCACCGCCACCACCGCCGCCGCCATAACTATCAGATTTAAACCCCCCAAAACCACCACCGCCACCACCACCGCCACCACCGGCAACAGTGCCTGATGTATTATTCCAACTAGTTGTCCTTTGAACACTAACAGCGGGGCCACCCCCTCCACCAGCACTGCCATTAGGTGCACCCCCATCACCTGTTTGTCCACCAGCGCCACCAGCGCCACCAGCAGCAACAACAGTGCCGTTGTTTGTTACCGTTACTGTATCCCCTGCATTCCAAGATGTATCAACAGTAAAAGCATAGGAACCTGTGGATGCAGAACTAATTATTACACTAGAACTAATTACAAATGTAACGTCTGTAATACCCGCAACGTACCCAGTTACCTTTGAGGTATTTGCAACGTAATTTGCAGTGCTTGCACTAATAGTCACAGTAACAGCTTTTCTATAAGTTGCACCACTAAAATTTCCTAACGATATTGTGCCACTTGAGGGTATAGTAGTTGCAGTTCCCAGAGGATATCCTATAGTGCCGCTTGGCACACGTCCACCGCCAGCATAATACTGTGATAAAGAAAATGGTGGAGTAGCACCTCCAAATTCAGCTTGTATCTGATTTAAATTTATTGAATTAGGATAAACAGGTAAAGTCATAATTTAACTCCTTATGGTGTGCCGTAGGCAGACACATTTCCTAGAGCAATAAAGTTACCCGATGAATCAAGCGAGCCAATATTTGTAGCCCCGTATTTAAAGTACAGTTTACCGCCTGACTCTACGATTGAAAAGCCCGTAGTAACCAAGTTGGCTGCATTGGTTGCGTTTGTAGCTGTTGCGGAGTTACCTGTGCAGGAGCCCGATGAGCCCGTGGTGTTCTGGTTTAGCGTTGGGAACGTGCAGTTGGCTAGATTCCCCGAAGACGGTGTTCCCAGCGCTCCGCCAGAAGTTATATAGGAGCCCGCAGCTTGTTTACCGTTAAACGTGTTCCAGTCAGTAGAGGTCAAATAGCCGTTGGTTGAAGTTGATGCAGCAGCCATACTGATAGCTGGCGTAGTACCGCCGCTTGATACCACTGGGGCTGTTCCTGTAACAGATGTGACTGTACCGCCAGAATTTGTTGCCGCAATAGTTATTCCACCAGCAGAGTTTGTAATGGTGACATTACTACCGGCAGTCAAAGTAGCACGGGTAAACCCTGAGCCATTACCAATATCCAGCGCCCCGTTTGCAGGGGTTGTTGTCAGACCTGTACCGCCGTTGGCTATTGGCAAAGTCCCAGTAACGCCTGTTGAAAGCGGTAGTCCTGTTAGATTAGTAGCTGTACCAGACGAAGGTGTGCCAAGTGCGCCGCCAGAAGTTACATAAGAACCCGCCGCCTGTTTTCCATTAAAGGTATTCCAGTCAGTAGATGTAAGGTATCCGCTAACTGAAGCAGATGCAGCCGCCATGCTGATGGCAGGAGTAGTCCCACCGCTAGACACCACCGGAGCCGTGCCTGTAACAGATGTGATACCGGTATTTGCAATGGTGATAGCGCCGGATGTATTGGTTACAGAAACCCCAGTACCCGCAGTTAAGGTAGTACGAGTAAATCCAGTTCCATTACCAATGTCCAATGCACCATTTGCAGGAGTTGACGTTAGACCTGTACCACCGTTAGCAACAGGGAGCGTTCCGGTAACGCCGGTAGTTAAGGGTAAACCCGTAGCGTTGGTTAGTGTGGCAGATGTAGGTGTACCGAGTATGGGTGTAACCAGTGTAGGGCTGTTGGAGAGGACATTGTTGCCCGAGCCTGTAGAAGCAGTGACACCTGTACCTCCGTTGGCAACACCAAGCACGCCGGTAAAGTTGGACACCACGCTGGATGTGACTTTGATGTAGTCCGTGCCGTTGTAGTAGACCGTGGCCCGTTCGCCTGCTGCAACAGAAATACCAGTCTGCCCAGAAGCCTTGATCGTGGCTGAGTAAGTTGCGTCTGCATTGACGACCAGATAGGTCTTGCTCACGCTTGGGGCCGTGATAGTTACGTTTGCTGCCAAGGAACTCAGCCTGAGTACGTAATACTGCGCAGTGGTAGCGCCAATGTTGGTAGCCGAACTTGTACCCTGCGTGTTGGTGAGGGTCAGCGCATTGGATGTAAAGGATGCCGAAGTAAGCGCCAATGACCCCGAAATGGCAATGTCTAGGTAGGATGTAATTGAGTTGTTTACATCATCACCCCACGTACCTGACTCCGTGCCGGTAACCGGTTGCCCAAGGGCTAGGTTGGTTGTGTAATTAACGGTCATGATTAATCCTTATACGGCAGGAGGTGTAGGGTCTGGCACAGGCTCTGCCCAAGGCAATGCTGGCTCCGTCACAGGGTCAATCTTAGCTGCAATTTGTTCTGCAATCTGGTCATTGACATGGGTTTCATAGCTTCCGGTAACGACAGGTTGAATCCAGCTAAGCACAATATCTTGGGTTAATTGGTCGTAGGGTACAAAGCTGGTTTGGCTTGGGTCAGGGGTCAAGGGTGTAGCGCCATTAAACACGCCAGTAATACCGTTTTCGTCCGTACCAGTTTTTGTCCAGAAAGTTTGAATAACGTAATCTGTTTTTCCTGCAACGGTGGTTGCTTTCACGCCTGTAACGGCCCATGTGTATGTAATTGCCATGATTAATCTTTAATAAGTTTATTGACAAGGGTTTCAAGTTGGGCTACGCGGGCTCGTAGATCAACAACTTCTTTTGCAAGCTCTACCGCAGAAACCATAGCGGCGTTGCCATAGTGGACGCCTAAGTATTCTTCTTTTTCCGATACAGCTTCTTTAAGGATAGCTTGCAGGCTTTGAGCGCCTACGCCGACCTGACGCTCACCGGAATCAATACGAGTATACGTACCGCTCTTTACCTTGGCTAGTTCTTCAACAAAGTTGGTGGGTAGCTCTTCCCAATCTTTCTTTAGCCGCTCATCAGAATATGCAGTGACGTTGCCGTAGGAATACAGGCTATCAGCGTTAACAGTATTCATCCGGCTTGTACTTGCAGGGTCTACGTAATAACCTGTGTTATCACTGTCATAGAAAATTGGTGAACGCGCAGACCCATTAATCTGTGTATACCCACTAGTGCCGCCAGTTAAAGTTAAAGCTGACGCAGAGTCGTTACCTACCCCACCACGCGCTTTAAGGTTGGCTTCCATGTATACCGTACCGCTACTAAAGTACGCACCGCCAGACATAGTAATATAACTGGACGCTGTAATATATGGGTTGGAAATTCCAAAAACTATGCTACCAGCAATACTTAATGCAGTACTAGTATTGTTCAGGTCTGCGTAGTAAGCAGTGTTGTTACTATCGTAAAAAATTGGTGCGCGGACATCAACACTATTGGTTGCTGATGAACCAATTGGCATTGCGTAGCTGGAGTAGTTATCTGTGCGAAGTGCTTCGTTATATTTTACAGGTCTATAAGCTGTAACAGTAGTTTGTACAGTTCCTGTAAGTGAAGTTTGGTTTACTATTGTAAATTGGTCAGACCAATTTTGATCGACTTGAGTGTACCCATTTACAATATTAAGAATATCTAGCCCGGTATAGTTACCGGCAGGGACGGCTACCCAAAGGTTGTAAGCGCTGTCGTAGCCAAACCGAACATCAATACTAGTAGTAGACGAATCCATGAGGCTGGCCTCTGGTGTATACCAATAGTTACTGCCATAGTTATATCCGCTTATCCGAATGTCATTGCTTTGATAGCCTTGATACATTCTGATTGTAAAAGATAGCATCCAACTAGTAGCAGGTAAGATACTTATTTTGTAATACCCAGTATTTCCTGCCGACGTACCGTAGTGAACTCTTTGCCAAAACGCGCTGGATGGTTTTGAATTTAAGTATGTTGAGTATGTTGCATTTGTTGCGTTTGTTGCGTTTGTAGCTGTTGCAGCGTTACCTGTGCAGGATGCGGATGAACCTGTTACGTTAATTCCCCAAGAACCAGATGCCGCAGCTTGTACATACCCAGTAAAGGTACTCATGCTGTAATAACGGATATACGCATCTTCAGAACAATAGACCCTAGCAGGTGTGCCAGTAGCTGTTCCTGATACAGTATTAATCCACCCAAAATCGCAGTACCCAGAACCGTTAGTGCGAACAATTTGATTAGCGCTGCTGTTTACGCCTGACGCAATAGCCAAACCGCCCGCCAGTGTTGAGTTAGCTGCAAGAGTAGCTGTTGCAGCGTTACCCGTTACGTTAATACTCCAAGTCCCGGAAGCTCCAGTACCTGTTAGTGTGGGGGCGTAGGAGTTGTAATTGCCTGCGGTTAATGCTAGATTAGAATTAACATATAAATTAGCACCATTCAAATAATAGTTTGCACCATCGTAATACAGGTAACGAGTAGCGGAGTTATTGCCAAGATAAATAACACCAGTGGTAGGTGACCCAGAACGATACGTAGTTATATCGCCGGTTGCGGTAATACCTGTTGTGCTAATAGTTCCAACGGTAATGTTTGGAGTTCCAGTTAAACCCCCGGCGGTAGTAGCTGTACCACTTAATGATGCTGTAATCGTCCCTGCGCTGAAGTTACCCGAGGCGTCACGGGCTACTACTTTTGAAGCCGTATTGGCGGATGTTGCGTCTACTGTCCATGTCTGTGCTGCTGAGCCGTTGTAAGCAGTGCCAGATAAATATGTTCCGGCAGTCAAGGAGTTAGCAACAGAGCTTGCCTGTCCAGTCAAAGTTGCCGTTATCGTCCCAGCACTGAAGTTACCCGAGGCATCCCGCGCCACAATGGTTGAGGCTGTATTAGCGTTGGTAGCGTTAGAAGCGACTGTAAATGTTGCGCCAGTGGCTTGGTTGGCTGTAAAAGTCTGGGAGCCAGACAGACCTGTGCCTGACGTATTCATCGTCAGTGTGGCGTTATTGACCGTTGGGAGGTCAGAAGTCAGCGCCAAGGTTCCCGTGGTAGCTGGTAGCGTTAGAACCGTGCCCGTGCCTGCAACGGCGTTAGGTGTGATCTGGGCTGAGCCTGATGTTGCTCCGGGCAGTGTGATGCTGGAGATGCCTGTCAATGCTTGGTTAGCAGAAGCCCTGTTCAGTGCGACGGCGGTGGTTCCAACATAGGCTGTGGAGTTACCCAAAACTGCTGATGGGATGGTTCCTGATAAGTTGCCCGCAGTCAGGCTGATTAAGTTGGCTCCGCTTACCGCACCAAACGATGCAGACCATGTACCCGAAGTAACCGTGCCGGTTGTAGTTAGGCTAGACGAACCCGCCAGTGGCGATGCGCCAACCGTGTTGTATGAAATAGTCCGGGCAGCAGAACCGTTAAACGTAGTGCCTGATGCGTCCCCTGTGCCACCGTTGTTGAAGGTAGCGTTGTTGGGTAGAGAAATAGCAGACCATGCAAGTGCCGATCCACTCCAGTTAAGGTATGTGCCTGCGACTGTTGGGGCTGTGACAAACGATGTGGTAGCCGCGCCTGTCTGGTAGGGAATCTGGTTGGCTGCGCCGCCAGCTATGTTTGTAGCCGTAGTCGCGCTTGTAGCTGCTCCGCTCAATGTAGCGGTTATTGTGCCCGCAGAGAAGTTACCCGAAGCATCACGAGCCACAACTTTAGATGCTGTGTTTGCATCCGTCGCATCCACTGCAAATGTACGGGCAGCAGAGCCGTTATAAGTGCCGCCACTGGTCAGGTACGTGCCAGCCGTCAAAGCGTTAGCTACAGAGCCCGCAGAGCCCGATATATTGCCAGATACCGCAGAGCCATTGATCGCAATAGCTGTGTTGGTGATAACTGTAGCCTGCCCTTGAGAATTTACCGTAATGACAGGTACGGATGAGGCGGAGCCGTAGGTAGCAGCAGTTACACCTGTTGTCGCAATGTTAAACGTGGTAGCTGGGGAAAGGGTTAGTCCTGTGCCTGCGTAGTATGTGATCGGTGCATTAAACTGCAAAAACGTCAACGCTGTTGTACCAACCGTAATTGGTAGCGGTGTTTGCTGAACCCATGCCGTAGAAGCCAAGGTTCCAGAAATAACTAGAACGTAGTCGCCTTGGTCAATCTCATTAGTGCCTACCCCCGAGGTGTCATAGTCTGTAGCACGGGTCAAGATAAACGGCAAAAGACTTGTGCCTGCCTGTGTAACAACATAAATGCCGTTATACGCAGCATTACCACCAATTTCATCTTTGACTAAAACCCGCTGGGTAGCCGTAGGAGAACCGCCGCCTAAAGATAAAGCGCCATTAGCCGTAGCCGTAATAGTTGCTCCAACACCAGAAGCGCCATTGTTATACGTGTATGTAGGTAGCGCGGCGGTAGAAGCGTAGTTAGCAGGCTGGTGGTAATTAAGCCCAGAAGAAATGGAATCCGCGTATTCTTTATTAACGATGTCGGTGGCGTTGGTTGGCGCAGCGGTAACAGTGCCCGAAGTCAACGCAGCAGAAGTGGCTGTAATCGCACCAAAAGACTGCTGGACTACAACGCCAGAAGTATCCCGCCAGACTGCATTCTCGGATGGGTACGTAACAAA